GAGCCTGTATGATTTTTAATTTTGGATTACGGCCCAGGAACCACGAAGGCATGAGATAGGAGGCAAGTTCTGACTTTGAGTGTCGAGGTGGCATATTGATAATGAGACGTTTTAAGTTACCCTCGGCTATCGCTTCAAGTCTCTTTGCAATAATCTTGTGATGTCGCCCAACAATAAAATTTTCATATACATGAAGAGCGTAAGCCAAAAAATCTTTTTGTGCTTTTTCACGAGTGTCCAATTTCTTTTTCTGTTGTTCAAGCAGAAACAGTTCATGTAACACCTCTTTAGGAAGTGTGTCTAAGTTCATCTACCCAAAATAAAATCCTGCAAGGAACGAGTAACCCCATATTCCTATTACAAGATACATCCATTCTTTATCATCCATATCCCAACAATAATATATTTGAATAAATTTATCAATCAAGCATATATAGGTTGCAACAGTAACACCGTACCCCATAATTTACCCCTCCCCCCCTTTTTGTTTTTTCATATTCATTCTGTTTATGTGTAAGTAACCCTCGTGGGGGTGGGGGTAAAATGAATTGAGAAACGCAATGCTTTTTCTGTGTTCGCTGTCGCTCACGTTATATTCATTTGCGTTTCTCAATTCATTTTTAGGTATGTCATTTTTTTGACACACAGAGCGTCAAAAGATTGACAAGTGTCAATCTTTTGACAGTCAATTATTTGACATGGTGTCAAGTTATTGACACCATGTTTAATGGCGTTTTAAGCCTTGTCTGTCTTGTCTCCCATAAACATAGGTTCTGTCTTACATTTTTCTTTTAAGACCTTCTCGACCTTTTCAAGCTCGTCTCTCTTTATAAGTAAAGACTTTATTTGCTCGTTAATTTGAATGAGTTTACCAATTGTAACAAAATGCTTGGTTTGATACTCCATGTATTTTCCATTCAGTTTAAAATAATCTTTTAAAGTTTTATTTGGCATGATTACAATCCTTTCATTTAATTAATCACAATTCAATATAGTCCCATATTATCTTATAGTCAAATAAAAAATTAATTATTTTAAGCTTTTTTTGTTTAGCTAAATCAGTTACAATCTCTCCGCACCCTGGTTGCTGGGCCCCGGTGCCTGGGTCTGGAGGCGGTTTGCAAAAAAGAATCGCAGATCGCAAGGATCAGTTGTTGTGATTAATTAATTGCGATCTGCGATTCTTTTTCGAGGAAGTCTGGTTCGGTTACGAACCAGACTTATTCATTCTGAGCTTAATCTCGGTTAGTCTGGCTGGAATCACAATGGTAGCATTGCACTCGTTGCAACAACGCCCATCATCAATTGGTTGTGCATTGTTTCCTTGATCCCAATACATCACACCCTCTTCTGTGTATTGTTTTTCTATTTCGCATTTGCATATACAACATTTCATTTGCATCTCCTTTTAATTTCTTCCAGTATAAGATATTCTAGGAATCTGTCAACCACTTTTTTCTCCAGCAGAAGGCAGCTGCTGCAGCGTCCCGGTGTCCCTAAAAAAGAATCGCAAGGGTCACAAAGTTTTGTTTGTTTTTTTAGATAGTTGTGACCCTTGCGATTCTTAGCTCCCGAGCCTTCCGTCCCGGATCGCCCGGGCCCAGAAGCTCCTGGAAGGAGGCGGGAAGCAAACAATGTGCAGAGTTGCAAAGTTTCGAATTGGTTTTATATTGTTGCAACTCTGCACATTGTTTAATTTTCCAGTTGACATAGTCCCAGAAATTCTTATACTGGAATCATAACCATTTATCAAAGGAGAAATAAAATGGCATCTTATCCAATCTGGAACAAAGTAACAGCTTGTATTTACAAAGGTCAGAAGAGTTACGGGGTCAAGCAGACCGGGGACGTTTCCGTTTATGTCGGATCGTCCGCCAAAAACTCGCATCACTTTTTAAACCACTCAACCACAATGAGAGAACGCACCAACGGAGATCGTGAATTTAGATTTTATGTTGATGGGGTTCTTATCAAAAGGGTCTTGTTGCCGAAGGGTGGCGTTGACCTGGTCAAGCTCAAGAATGTTCCAAACGACTTGCAGACAGGCAAGATTTTATACAGAGATGACATCCATCTCATCGATGATCCAGAAGCGTGAGCTTCTGGATTTTTTTCCAGTTTTTTTTCCCAGTAAATAAAGATCGCAAAGAATCGCAGAGCGACCATTTCATTTTCTTTGCGATCTGATTCGTGCTTCCCGATTCGCAGTTTGCAGCACCCGCACCAGACTTCCGTGATCCAGGTAGCCTGGAAGGGAGGCGGACAGAGACGGAGTGCAGAGGTGGACAGAGATAAAAGTGCAGAGTTTACCACCTTCAAACAAATATAGATCAGAGGTCAAAGGGTCACGAACCAGGAAAAAAGAAATATAATTATTGGCTTGTATTCTCAAATGTATTGATATCTGGGACTTTTCCACAGTTATCCTATTTCCTTTTATTGGCGATTTTAACTCAATAAACAAGGGCAATTTATCAGTTATTATTATTAAATCTGGAAAACCAGAATTAAATTTATTTTCTATTTTCTGGATAAAACAACCTTTCGGAAGTTGTTTTTTTATATTTAAAAAAAAGTTTTTTTCGTTCATTTTATTGTTGACTTATATGGAAATATATGGGAATAATTATTATATAGCATAAAGGAGAAAATATGTTTAATAGAAATAATAAACCATTTACTTCAGAAGACCAGAAGTTTTTTTTATCTCCACTTTACTGGATCGAAACAGTAATGGAGGAGCAAGACGAGACAACAGAATATGTTAACAAAAAATATGGAGGACAAGATGACGACTAGAATGTTAGTTCCAGAAGATATTGAAACCAACACTCCAGTAAAAATTTACAAGAACAAACCAAAGAATCTTTGGAGTGTTCAAGTAAAAACAGAAAAAGGCTGGAGAGTAAAAGGTCATACAAAAATAGCCAGAGTTAACAATGGCAGATTTCAAGTTAATGAAAAGACCAGACAAAAGATTGTAGAGCAAGGAAAAAAATATGTTCACGCTTTTGTTATTGGCGAGTGGTGTCAACATTGGACACTTTACCAAGATCATGGTTGTGTAGAATTTGTTAAATACAATCCTTACAAACACAAAGAATTTAGAACCACAGATTGGTATGGTAACAAACCAATATCTCCAGACTGGAGAGGAATTGTTTATTTTGGAAAAGATGGCAATGTAACCAAAGTAAAGAAAGGGGGGCCTAATTAATGGCGAACTTACAAAACAATGTAATGATAGGGGTCGAGCAAGAGCTTGACCTCTGCCTCAATCAAAAAGGAATGACAAACGAACAAGCTTTAAATCATATTGAAAAAGAGCTTGGCACTTATAAAAGAGAGATTGCAAAGTTGATTATCTTAGAAAGACAAGCAGAAGATAGAACTGGTCAATCTTGGGAAGACTTTCACAGAACTAACAGAAGCTTACATCAAGGAGATTAAACTATGCCAATGTTAATATATATTTATAAAAATAATTTAGGCGATTGCACTAATAATGGTGTTTCGTCCAGAGATATAAAAGGCTTATGTCTTACGAATGTAGATGGGCCTTTCGAGCCTTGCAAAGATTATCCAAAAGCAGAACTTGTTTTACAAGATTTTGGATATGGCAAGAGTGTTAAAATTGTACCTCATGAAGTAATCGACAAAAATCCAATGTTTGGTGGTAACTTCGGAGAAACTTCAGACTCCAGATTTTCAGAGAAGGTTTCTGAAATGTTAGGACATAAGTTTTATGGTGCAGTCGCAATTCATGATAGGGTGGAATAAAATGACAATCAAAAAAATATATAAAGATGATCATGACAAGTTTATGGAGAACAACATAGACATTAATCAATATATACAATTTGATGAAAAAGTTTGTGACATGATAATTTATTTTAACAAAAACAAATTTATTGCAGATGCTTTAGAGTATCTGCAAAACGATAATGCAGATTATCAAATAGTAGTGGAGGAATGAAAATGAAACCAATTAAATTTAGAACTAACATCCCAGATGGATATTTTGAGAAAAAGAAATTAAGTTTACTTGAGTGTTCAGAAAAAGCAGAAAACTTAAAGTTAAAAGATATGGATAATTGGCTAGACGAACAACTTGCCAAAATTAATTCTGGTACAAAAGAACATGAACTTGTTTTTAAACATTACAATAACATTAATAATATCAGAACTTTTTATGCTCAAAAATTATTTGATAAACAAAAGGTAAAAAATGAAACACTTAAATAAAACTCATGTAGATTTATGTAGTGGTATTGGTGGCTTTGCACTTGGCTTAGATGAAGGTGCAAAGTTATCCAAACCAATTTTATTTTGTGACACTGAACAATGGTGTCACAAAGTATTAAAAAAGAATTTTCCAGGTGTCCCAATTTTTAACGATGTAAAGGAGATCGCAAATGACCCAAAAAGATTTATTCCAACAAAACCAGATATCCTCACATCTGGATATCCGTGTCAACCGTTCAGCGTTGCAGGAAATCGCAGAGGGCAAGAAGACCCTCGCCACATCTTCCCGTACATCTTTAGAATTGTTGAACAAACAAGACCCTCTTATGTCATTTACGAAAATGTTTATGGACATCTCTCATTGGGATTGGACGAGGTTCTCTTTAAAATGGAAAGCATCGACTACTGTACGAGGACATTTGTATTTCCGTCTTCATCAATCGGAGCATGGCACAAAAGGGACAGGCTCTGGATCATCTGTAAATCTTTACGCAACACCGAACACGATGGATCATCTTCCCCCAAGGAGTGCAGAAGCAACGAAGAAAATGCAAGAAGGTCACAGAAAGGGACGGAAGAAACCGAGCAATCTGAGAGAGCAGTTAGATCCAATGACAATGAGTTTGTATCCAACTCCAACGACCAAAGGTTTCGGTCATGCCTCAGAGGGTCAGACAATGATCTTCAGAAAGAAAGTAGAGAATGGAGAGATGACGGAAGCAGAAGCTCAAGCAATGATGGATGGAGTGACGTTAAGACCACCAAGAATGAAAACTTGGAATTATCCAACACCACTTGCGAGAGATTGGAAGGACGCATCATACAATCCAACATGGAAAGAGAGCAGAGACAAATCGTTACCGAGAGAAGTGTTGAAGAACAATTATCATGGTGGGAAGTTGAACGCCAACTTCACGGAGTTCCTAATGGGATATCCACAGAATTGGACAAAGACAGAAAACAAAGATTGATTGGTTTGGGGAATGCAATATGTCCCCAAAATGCAATGTATTTAGGACTAGCTTTAAGAGGAGAGTTTAATGGCACATCTTAAATTATCACAAAAAGAAGTAGAGTTATTTATTAGAAGTATGCACACTTATCAAAATAAATTAGAAGAGGATCATCCACATTCTGATACTTATCCTTATACACATCCAGTATCTAGAGAAATGAGATATGTTAGTCAAACTATTGGTAAGATGAAAAATGAGTTAAAAGTAAGATCAATGCGGCCCCACAAGGTGACCACATGACAAGGGGTAGACCTCCTGGATCAATAGAAAATCTTTTTCAAAAGGTTGAAAGGCTCAGAAATTTATATATAGAACATTGTGAGTTAGTGGGTAAACCACACTCACAAAGATACCAAGGCGTATTGGATGGTATCGATCTTTGCATGGAACTTGCAGAAAGTATAAAAGCTTTTCAAAACGACATCAAAGAAATTAAATTAACGAAAGGACTTAAACATGAAACAAATACACAAAGCAAAACAAGCTGCTAATAGGCACAAACGGAAAACAAACGCAAGAAACAAGTATTTTTCTTACACACACAACGGAAACAAAAAAGTTAGAAAATAATAATGTCTCTTGACTTGCAAAATTTATGTGTGTTATTTCTTAATAGCACGAGGCAATTACGGGAATTGCTATTCAACGCCCTTGTCGGAGAGGGTTTTCCTCCCCTTGTCCTCTCCGACTACCTCATAATCACCTTCAATGAATGCAGACGGATAGGCTTTTTTGATCTCAGAGAGTCTAGCTACAATCTCCTCACGAGAAAGTTTATCTAATTGATGCACAACATTTGTTTCTCTTTTATCTATGGCAAGACCACCAAGTGCAGATCTAATCTTCTCTGCATTGACCGCAGCAGAAAATTGTCCAGACTCTTCTGCTCCCTTGGAAAGATCAGAGAATCTTTTCAACTGGCCCATCAAAGTGACACCATATTTCTTTTCTCTGGCTTCACGAAGATCTTTAACATGATCCACAACCAGGGGAAAATCTTTACCATTGAGCAAAAGACTTGCAGTCTTAGCTGCTTGTCCTTCAGAATATCCAGCTTTTCTAGCACATTCCGCATTGGAATAAGTGCCTTCAACTATAAATTTAGCAAATTCTTTTTGTCTATTTGTAAGAAATTTTTCTTTTGGCATAGCCTTATAATAGTGTTTTCCCCATATTTTTTCAATTCAAAACGCAAAAAAATGCCCGCGTGTCATCATAAACCGTATATGAAGTGTAGCAAGTGTAACCAAAGTGTAACCAATACCCCTAGTGTCAGTAAGGGTTACAGAGTGTTTTCTACGTTTCTACACTTTCTACACCTATTTTTAAAAAATTTTTTTAAACAAAAAATTATGACAGAAACACTATATATGTTTGGCAGAAAGAGTAAAGCATGGTAGATTTAATTATGTTCTTTGCTATAATATTACTTTGCTCACCAATCGCTAATCCTAGTTGTATTGAAATACATGACATGATACAACCACAAGGCTACAAAACAATAGAGAAATGTCAAACAAGATTGAGTGAAATGATGTGGAATATTAGAAATACAATACCTGTTCCACATTCAATGACTATAAAATGTATTAAAAAGGAGAACAGTAATGGAAGAACTACCTAAAGATCAGACAATTTTAGATGTCAAGGACCATTGCACCGGGAGGCTATGTCCAAGATGCAAGACGGCTTTACAGACAATTGATGTTCATGGACACTTACAATGTGTTATGTGCAAAACAGTAATTGAAGATTGCTGCCAAGGACAACCACAAAAATGAGTGACAACATAGTAAAATTTCCGTATAAATTAAAGAAGACACAAATGCCAATAGAACGAGTATGTGATTTGGCAAAAACTAGGTTGGAAAATGTGGTTATCATGGGGGTAACGAAACAGGGTCAAGTCCAACTTATATCTACATTCCAAGACCCTGCTGAAGTTCTTTGGTATTTAGAAAGTGCCAAGATGGGTTTGATGCAAGGTATGGTATTGGAAGAGGGAGAGATTGATGAAGAAGAGTGACAAAAAAAACGTACACAATAAAACTGGAGATAACGTCATCCAGTTTCCCAAGCCATCCACACCTAGCGATGGCAGTCGCAAGGAGGATGTGGAAAGTGGGGAGAGACTCACATTCTATTTCACTCCAGATTGGGACACCAGTGGAGATGATTCAGAAGATAGCGAAACTTGAAAACTGGAAAAGGGACGATAAAAGTTTCTTTGACTCACACAAAGGTTACTGGGGACCTTTTTTAACACCAGAGGAATCGCAAGAATTATGTGCAGAAAAATTTGAGGATGATCCAAGGGCAATGAAAGAATCACAACAAAAATATAGAAACAAATATTCCGTACAACAGTCATCAAGCTCTAGTTTAACCTGGGCCGAAGACACTTACGAATAATTTTTTTGATTGACATATAGGAAAAACTGTGATTTAACTATAAAAAAAGGGAAGGAGATTAAGTGGCAACATTAAAGTGTGACTGTGGAAAAAAAGCAGACATAAAAGAAGGTGGAAAACTCTTGTGTCACGATTGCTATTTTAAAGAAAAGGGAGTTAAAAAAAGGGAGAGACAATGTTAGTAATTATAGAATCGCCATTTCGCGGCAATAAAAAATTTGGTCAAGAACAGAACTCAACATATGCAAGATTATGTCTTCATGATTCGTTGATGCGTGGAGAGTCACCTTTTGCATCACACTTACTTTATACTCAAGTATTGAACGAACAAGATCTTAGTCAAAGAACAATGGGTATGAAAAGAGCTTTTAAATGGTATCGACACGCTAATCTTATGGCAGTGTATCGAGATCATGGAATAACTCAAGGCATGAGAAAAGGTATCCGAGTTGCTAAATATTATAATATAAAAATAGAATTTAGAACTTTAGCAGACTGGGCCAGGGCAATAGAAGCAGGAGAATATAATGGAAGATCCCAAAAGACAAGAAGAGCTGTTTGATAACTGCTTGAAAGAAGAAAAGTATTGGAGACAAAAACAATACGATCATGAGTGGAATGAAGACAAGCTCAATGCACAATGGTGTAAAGAACAAGCAGATTATTGGAAAGACAAAATTGATCATGGAATTTTTTGGGAACCTAAATTTTGACAGACTTTAAATACAAAACAAAACCATATCAACATCAAAAAGAAGCATTAGAACAAAGTTATATGGAAAGAAACTTTGCATACTTCATGGAGATGGGTTGTGGTAAGTCAAAAGTATTGATTGACAATATCGCTTGGCTTTATGAAAAAGCAGAAATTGATTGTGCCGTTATCGTTGCACCAAAAGGTGTATACATGAACTGGAAGAATAGTGAGATACCTATTCATCTGCATGATAGTATAAGACATAAAGTTTACACATGGAAATCTAGTTTAACAAAAAGAGAAACGGAAACGCTCCGTGAATCGGTGGTCGAGAGGCATAGACTTAGAATCATTTTGGTCAATGTTGAGGCTTTTGCTCCTCT